AGAGGTTCGCAAAGGACTGGCTTGCCAGGATGGAAGAATATGGATGGACCAAACAGTACGGAGACGTCGAGATGATTCTTCAGAATGCTCAGACGCTCAACAATGCAATCATGCTCGCTGAAGCAGACCTCAAGGCTCATTTAATCAATTACAACGAGAATCCGGTTGATCGGTGGTGTTTTTCAAATAGCTGTCTCAAGGTTAACGACATGAGACAGGCGATCATCATCAAAACCGAAAACTCGAAGAAAATAGACGGATCGGTCACTCTTGCATCGCTCTACGAAATGTATAGGCGATACAGAAGCGACCTCAAGAAACTCGTAGGAGGTAACGAAAACAATGGAGTGGTTCAATAAGCTTTTTAAGCGACCGCCGAAACAGAAGAAATTCGCACCAACACTTGACGGCTTCATCCCGATTTATGGGCAGACCGGGACCGGGATTTACTACTCGGACGTAGTGCAGCAGGCTCTCAAGTGCATCGTTGACGAGATGAAGAAGCTCAATCCGACTCATATCAGGATGAAGGGCAATGATCCCGTTCCGATAGCGGACAGCTCGATTCAGAAGGTTCTCAGCAATCCGAATCAGCTCATGACGACGAGTGAATTCATCGAGAAAACGATCTGGCTTCTTCTCATGAATTACAACGCTTTCATCATTCCGACGTATTACGTTTGGATAGATGAGAAGACCGGAGAAGAGCGGAGACGATACGAAGCACTCTATCCGATCAATCCGTCCCAGGTTGATTTCATCGAGGACGCTGCCGGAAGGCTTTTCGTGACCTTTACGTTTTGGAACGGTTCGCAGTCAACGATTTCATACGATGACGTGATTCATATCAAGTACAACTATTCGGTTAACCAGTACATGGGCGGCAACGAAATGGGACAGCCAGATCAGAGAGCACTTCTCAAAACTCTCGAGCTGAACGAAACGCTCCTGAACGGAGTGGCTAAAGCAATGAAAGCATCCTACGCAGTCAACGGCGTAGTTAAATACAACACTTTGATGGATGACGGAAAAGTTGAGGCGGCTCTGAAAGAACTTGAGAGAAAGCTTCAGAACAGTGAGAGCGGATTCCTTCCGCTGGATCTAAAAACAGAGTTCACATCTCTACCACACACATCCGAGATCGTGGATGCTGACACACTGAAGTTCATTGATGAGAAGATCCTCAGAAACTGGGGCGTTCCGCTGCATATCCTGAAGGGTGATTTCACAAAAGCTCAGTACAATGCTTTTTATCAAAAAACACTTGAGCCGTTAATCATAGCACTCTCGCAGGCATTCACGAAGAAACTCTTCACTGACAGGGAGAGAAGCTTCGGGAACAGAGTAGACTTCTATCCGAAGGAATTAATCTTCTTATCAGTCGAGCAGACTCTCGAAATGATTAACATACTTTCACCGACCGGCGGACTTTACGAGAATGAGAAACGTGTTGCTCTCGGATTGAAACCGCTGCCGGAACTTGAAGGACTTAGATATATGTCACTGAACTGGGTTGATGCTGATATGGCGAATCAGTACCAGCTCGGCAAGGTCAACGTTGATGTAGTAGATGAAGAAAAGGAGGATATCTGAAAATGGCTATCACACTAAAAGGCGCAACCGCAGAACTCTACGGAGTGAATGATGACGTAAAACCAACCGAGGGCGTTGCAGTCAATACAATCTTTCACGAGCTCGATACAAACGACAGCTATTATTTTGACGGCACTGCCTGGCAGAAAGTAGGAGGCGCGACAAATGAAGGATGAGAAGAAACCACTTGAGCAGAGATCATATATGTTTGAGGTCCGAGCTGAGCAGGACGAAGAACAGGGCTCAATCATAACAGGACGCCCGATCGTCTACAACAGCAGAACAGATCTCGGATGGTTCGATGAGATCATCGAAGCCGGAGCTCTTGACAAAGCTGATCTGACAGACGTCAGATTCCTGGTCAATCATGACATGAGCAGGATTCCACTCGCAAGATCGAGAAGAAACAACGGCAACAGCACGATGATGCTAACAGTCGACAGCGAAGGAATGGAGATCAAAGTCAACCTGGACACAGAGAACAATTCCGAAGCTCGCGCTTTATACAGTGCAGTCGAAAGAAATGACATCACCGGAATGAGCTTCATGTTCTCGGTTCGTGATGAAAAATGGGAAGACATCGATTCAGAGCATCCGACAAGAAGGATCACACAGATAGGAACAGTCGTCGAAGTGAGCGCGGTAACGTTTCCGGCTTATCAATCGACTGAAATATATGCACGAAGCAAAGAGGCGGTGGAGACCGCACTCAATACGCTGGAGAGCGTAAGACAGCAGAGGGCGAAGTCGCTGGAGAGCGACACAAAATGTGACGAACTTGAGCTCGCAAAAGCCAAGTACGAATTCAAAAGCAAATCTTAACAGGAGGAAAAAAGAAATGCGTAAAGACATTTTAATGCAGAAAAAGCAGAGACTTCTCGACAAGAAGTCAAAACTCGACGCAAGATGCGCAGCATCGACAGACGTCGCAGAGGTTAGAAGCCTCACAGAGCAGGTCGAGGACGTAAAGGCTGAGATCGCTGAGACTCAGGCTGAACTCGACGCTATTGAAGCAGAAGAGAGATCTGCAAAGGTTGAGACAGTTCCAGCTTCGGCAGAACTTCGCAACGGTTCAGTTGTTGGCAGCTTCAAGGCTCCGGAGACCGAGGAGAGAGCTGAAGACAAGACTTCAACAATGGAATACCGCAAGGCATTCATGGCATATGTTCAGAAGGGTATCGCAATCCCGGCAGAGCAGAGAAACGGTGAGGTTATCTCTACAAATGACTCCGGTGCAGCTATTCCGATGACAGTCATGAACGATGTCATCAATACAGTTCGTAAGAGATACGGAAATCTGTATTCAAAGGTTAGAAAGACAAACGTTCCGGGCGGCGTAAAATATCCGATCGGATCACTCAAGGCAACATTCAAGTGGATCAATGAAAGCACAGTTTCACCACGTCAGAAAACAGACAAACTCGGTTCCGTAATGTTTGAGTATAACACCGCAGAGATCAGAATCGCGCAGACATTCCTCAGCCAGATCCTTACACTTTCATCATTCGAGGCAGAACTCGCAAAGGTGATCGCAGTTGCTTATCTCCAGGCTATGGATTACGGCATCGTAAACGGATCAGGTGACGGCTCTATGCTCGGTATTCTTAACGATGCAAGAGTTACAAACACAATTCAGATGACTGCCGCTGATATGAGCGACTGGACAAAGTGGAGAAAGAACTTCTTCGCAAAGCTTCCACTCGGATATCGTGGTGGAGAGTTCATCTTCGCAGCTTCAACCGTAGACGCTTATCTTGAGACTATGGCTGACAACAATAACAATCCTATCTTCAGACAGGCAACAGGTCTCGAAGTTAACGACGGAGACGCTCAGAATCCAAACGGCAGATTCTTCGGCAGAAACATCTCACTTGTTGAAGAGGACATCCTTCCTGACTTCGATACTGCTGACGCAAACGAAGTCATCGGTATCTTCTGGCAGCCTGACGAGTATGCAATCAATGAGAACTTCGGATTCACAATGAGAAGATACTTCGACGAAGAGACAAATGAGTGGGTTGATAAGGCTCTCACAGTTGTTGATGGTAAGGTTCTCAATCCGACAGGATTCTATAAGATCGTTAAGAAATCAAGCTGATAGAGGGAGGTGTCGACCATGACAACAAACGTTGAAGCTCTCAAAGCAGTTTACACAGCACTCGGCGGAGATGCAGACGATGTCGCAGGCATCACAACAACCGCGGAAATGATTTTGGCGATTGCGACAGTTATTCCGACAGCGACAGCGTCAGAACTTCCGAAAGTAACAGCAACCGACAACGGAAGCGTCCTGAAGGTAATCGACGGCAAATGGGCAGTCGGAACGGACAACATTCAGGCATAAATAAAAACAGGAGGACAAAACGATGATAAACAAGGATAGAATCGTCCCTGTTCAGGCAACAGATCTCATCACTCTTTACGGTCTGATCCTTAAACAGGACACAACAAACAATTCAAGCCTTGCAGCGGTTAACGCTAAAGATGCAGAGGGCAACTTCGCAATCACATCAGCATCAACTCCGCTGCTCTGCTCAGAGCCGGCTAAGTCTATCGACCTTGCGGCAGCAGTAACAAGCGCAACAGTTTACTTCGTAGCTTCTTACGACTACGTAGGTTTCACACTTGCAGGCGCAGCAACAACTCCAACCGGAACCGTTGTCGCTGACGGAGCAACGCTCTACAAGGCAGTGCTTTCAGATTCAGCAGTTACGATCACCAAAGCAGGCTTTTAGTGATTAAGAGGAGGGAAAAACATGAAGCTCACCATCTTGAGGCAGTTTCAGGACAAAAACACCGCCGAAGTTTACAAGGCCGGCGATGTAAAGGATTTCGAGGACGCAAGGGCGGAGGAGCTTCTTGCAGACCCTCGAGGACTCGTTGATAAGTATATCGAGAAAAAGACCACTTCAAGGTCAAAGAAAGCGAAGAAATAGGAGGCAACGGAGAAATGGCAGAAGACGCAACAATGCTCGCAAAAGTAAAGAGCTCACTGGGAATAACAGGCACATACCAGGACGCCACTCTGACGGAATACATTGACGAGGTTATGAGTTTCCTGAAGGGTGCAGGAATTCCGGAGGCGAGGATCACAGCCGGAATCGTTGCGAGAGGCGTCTCAGATCTCTGGAATTACGGAAGCGGCGAGGGTAAGCTCTCAGAATACTTCATGCAGAGAGCAACTCAGCTCTCATATAACGGTTAAGGGGGGCGAGGCTATGGCAAGACGATTCAAGCCGGCTCAGCCGTTCACCGTTGCGATGAAGCTTCTCATCCCGACGGAGTCTGTCGTGAAGGGTGTCGTGAAAAAAGTCTTTGATGACGACATCGACAAGGCAGAACTCTTCTTCGGAAGCTTCCGGACTTTTAACGGAACAGAAAACTTCTCAAATGAGATCTATACGGTGATGAACACAGCCGTGATTGATACCTGGTACAACCCGAACATCAAAGCAGACTGTCGGATCTACATCATAGAGACAGGAGAAACCTGGGAAGTTAAGAGCGAACCGGAAAACATTGAGATGAGACATCAATATATGCAGTTTAAGGTTGAAAAGGTCGGAGGGAAAGCATAATGGCACGCAAGCAAATGATTTCAATCGATTTCAAGAACTTTTCGGACTATGCCGAGAAGATCGACAAACTCGGTGCAAATCTCAAAAGCGTGTTTTCAAAAGCGATGGAAGAAGCTGCCGAGAAGGTCCAGCAGGACACGATCGCGGCGATCCAGCCCGTAAACCTTCCGGGAAAAGGAAGATATTCAACCGGGGACACTCTCAACACCGTGATTCGTGACCCGAAAACAAAATGGGAGGGTTCGGTCGGAGAGATCCCGCTCGGATTCGACAAAACAAAACCGGGAGCCGGCGGATGGTTAATCACCGGAACGCCGAAGATGCGACCGGACTACGCTCTCGAAAAGATATACGGAACGAAGCGATATGAAAGTGAATTAAAGAAAACTATCGAAAAAGCTCTGCAAAGAGAAATTGACAAGATCATGGGAGGCAACTAATGGAGGACAAACTCATTGAGATTCTGACAAGTTTAAAATATCCGGTTTATCGCCAGGGCTCTATGTCCGACGATGAGGCCTATCCGGAGACCTTCCTGACCTTCTGGAACAATGCCAGCCCGGACCATGCTCATTATGACGATAAAGAATACGGCACTTCCTGGGACTACAACATTTTTGTTTATTCTTCAGATCCGGAAAAAGTTTACTCGGTTCTGATGGATGCCAGGACAGCCCTCAAAGCCGCCGGATGGGTATGTCCGTCAAAGGGCTACGATGTTCCAAGTGATGAGGCAACTCACACCGGCAGAGCTCTCGAAGTTTTCTATCTTGAAATTGAAAAAATCCAATAAGGAGGAAAAAACCATGCCACAGATCTACGAATACAGAGGCGTCGAGGGTCTTGTTTACGCACCAGTAACAGAAGACTCAAACGACAACTATTCAACAGGCACAGTCAAGGAACTGGCTGGCGTTGCTGAGATCAGCAAGTCAACAGATTCCACAAATGAAGCTCATTACTATGACAACCTTCCAGCTGTCATCGTAAGCTCAACAGGCTCAGATGAGATCACAATCTCAGCTTCAGCAATTCCGCTCGATGTCCTGGCTGACATCACCGGACAGTATTATGATCCTACAACCGGAATGTTCGTTGAGAAGGAAAGAACACCGAAGTATTTTGCAATCGGTTACAAGACAAAAGACACAAACGGAAATGATTATTACGTTTGGAGACTCAAGGGAACATTTAACATTCCGGATCAGACTAACAGCACAATCAACGACGGAACTGATGCAAACGGACAGGAGATCACTTTCACCGGTATCTCTACAATCCATAAGTTCACAAAGACCGGAAACAAGCCGGCAAAGAGCATC